ATAACACAGACAGACGTATACAGTAAAATAAAATGGATCCCAAATTTGACCCAATCACTCAACAATACTTTCAAGTTAATGATATTGAACCCTATCATTATCCAAAGGATTTCTCGGTGGCCAGAGCTTGTGAAAGTAGAGGTCATCCTTGCACCTCACCAGCAGGAGGCTGCGCGGTCGATGCAGCGTCTTCGTTGAACATTGGGATTTACCCATGCCACTTTGAGAGCTTTTTTGGTCATGAAAGGTTTGTCAAAGGCTGGTTCACATATCTAGAGTTATTTGACTTCTTTAAACATTACAAGCTTAAATTTGTCATCAAGCAGAATGGCAGACTCATTCGACTTGAAGACAATATGACAGGTGGTGTTGTTTTATTTGAATTAGTGGGCCAGTCGCACTGGTGCAATGCTGACATCATAAGTCTCACAGGTCTGAAATTTCGACAGGTCGCCTGCGCTATGATCTGCATATCTAAAGCTGTTAAACGCAGAGCAAGGTCGAATGAAGCCAAGAGCTTTTTGAAGAAGAGAGCTTCAACTCATAATATGATAACAATCGATGAGAATATCAGTGTCATCAAAAGTGCACTCTTAGGCCGTTATCCTGATGGGTCTGCTATGAATGAGGAGGAAAGGGAGTTTTTCCAAAATGTGGTTAAGCAAACAGCTGTCTACCCAAACGTCATGAAAGAGGTGTCATATGAGATTGTTCTTAAACAAACCCCTTTGGGTCGTAGGTCAAACCAGCTAAAGAAAACAATCAAAGATAAGGAAGCCAAGGTTTTAGCAGACTGGGCAGAGCAAGTCAATTATGAAGAAGACATGTTGAAATTGGGTATCACTGCTACTGTCCCAGAAGAGGTCAAAGTCCAAGCCCAAGAGGAGATCACACCGCAACAGCAAACAGTAGCAGATTTTGCTGACACACAAGAGGATTTCATCAATATGGATGAAGTGCCTTGCTGCAAAGTGCCTAAAAATTTACGATTAAACAATTTAGCCTGCTTAAAAGATTATAGGAAACAATTCAAAGGACAGCACCCAGACATTGAGTGTCTGATGATAATGTTAAAAGTCTGTAAAAACGTTTTGCAAATGCTTCATTCATCGCCCAATCTCCCATCGAACGTGGGTTATGTAACTAAAAAGATAGCCAAAACCAGGCATGATATTTTCGCTTATATCATGGCAACCAGATGTTTATCATTCGAAACTTCCTTTGGCACTGATGCACACTTCACCAACATTGACAGCAATAGAACTCCTGACATGGTGGTGTACGATGAGAGCTTCAAGTGTGTCACTATAGTTGAATTTAGTGTTGTTGGCAACATGTTAAGGGGCAATTTTTTGAAGGGGATTGATGATCAAAGCGCAAAATATTCTCGAGAGATAAACTTGTTGAGGCTGCAAGGCTGGGATGTGCGGTATCTCCCTATTTTGTTGTCGACAAGTTCAACCATTGATGAAAACAATGAATATTGGAAGTTGAGGGGGGTAACAGTTAGTGACTCAGATCTCATGTTGCTTGATGAGGTGAGACAGTGTGTCCCTGCTGATCAGATGTATTTGTTGGGTTATGCTTTTGATGACAGATACAACAAACATCTCAACACTTTGGAAGAGACACCATCTGACAATCCAAAGGGTTGGACCTATCAATATTTCAATGTAAATAGAGCAAAATTTTACGAATCTTGGGAAGCTTTAAAAAACCTGCTCATAACAGACTCTTCACCATATCGATTTCTTACAGGCAAGAGATGTAGATTTATCCAAGTTGACGGCGGCCCAGCCACAATCATGGGTCATGAATTGAGGCATTTCCGCAGCAATCAGATTGCTTTTTACTGCCATTACAGAAAAATATTTCAAGGGAAAGTTCCAACGTTGCTTACTGGGACCAGATATGTGAACCAAACTGAGTTGGAGGATATAACGCATGGTATCAATTTAGAGATTCGGCCTGAACACTTGAATAACGCCACAGTCACTCCTGCAGGCCTGTCTGATTCAATATCAGCCAGTCAAGTCGAAAAGATCATGAGTTCCTTATACAAGATGCCGGTAGGTGACCTAGCCAGTGACATCTCTGAGCCTGAGGTGGAAGCATGCGTGCTCAAATTGAAGACAAAGAGGTTGGTTTACAAGAGCCCAAACAACTTGTCTAATCCTCCCATATTGAATGATCCTCGCAGATCGTTTTACAACATGTTTGATTCCACAGCATCTTGGGACTATGAATACAAACACGGTATCAAGCTAGATTTCCCTCATCACAGGATCTTGAGTCTTTCAGCCAAACTTGTTGTTAATTTGTCCAGCAAAGCAATCTTTAATGGCACAGAGGTTGAAGCAACCGGTGAAATAAAAGACCAATATCAGTCCTCCATCAACAACATATATCAATTCATAAACTCCTTAAAACTCGGGCCTCAGGCATCGAATGCTTCTTTCAAAAGACTAAGGACACAAATGAATTTGGCACAACAAGCTGAGTTCGACAAACTGAGGCAAGAGTTGTCAAGATCGCAACGGATCTACACACAGGTCAGATCCTCTAATAAAAATGGTATAGTTAGGTTACCACCGGATGTCAAGCAGACCATAAAGCATGACATGAAATGGGGGTCTAAGCGTGGGTATAGATTGTACATGGGTGCAGATATGGAACTCACTCAACTCACCAAGATTGTGTTGTCTTCTGCTAAGGGCATAGCGTTTAAAACGACGTTGCCAATGTCGGTGGATGTTCCTCTCTTTAAAGAACTCAAAACCATAGCTAAAGCAAAACTAAACAATTATCTAAATGAGACAAGACCAACAAACCTATTCAACTTTCTAGTATTCCACTCAAGATTATGCTATACTTTGCTTGCCGCTTCAAACCAGACTTTTTCAAGCGATTATGTCAAGTTTGATAATTTGGGTTTAACAGATGTGTGTTTGATGGTCAAGGGAGGCAAAAAAATAACTAGTACGAGGCAAAGTAAGATTTTCAAGCTCATATATCCATGTTTGAAGGAAACGCATGAATGGAACATCAACAGATGCTTTTACAATCAAAACCAGTCATATGAAGAAACTCCTTGGTCTACAATGCATCAGAATGAATTATTAGATGGTATAGCCCTGCCCTACAAGTTTCTGTTGAATTACTGTCATCTTAGGTCCAAAGTTGATTCACAGATGGCTTTAGAAATTTTGTCTATCCCAACATTGCTAGCTTTGCATAACCGTCGCAAAACCGAGCAAGTTCTGCACAATATGAGATATATTTTGGTAAATTGTATCTCCGAATACAGTCAAGTTGGACAGATGATACTGGAATTCAGCCATCCAGGCTATTCCCCTTTTGATGCAACAATTTTAAATGGGCTCGAGACACATTACATGTCTTACTTCCGATCTATCCGTGAGTGGTCGCAACTTGGGTCCAATGACAAGACCACTTTTAGAAACAGTCCGGTGCAACATCCTTACATCAATAGGCAAATCTATAATGTTGATGATTTATCTTACATCATTTATTCAACATATATGATGTCTAAAGGTGCTTATAAGCAGTCTTTGGAGCAGTCGATCAACTTGAAGAGTGTTATGGAGACCCATGAGGTTTGGAAATGCACTGACAAAAGTAAAGTAGCATTAGGACCAGAGTTCAGTCATGAAGACCTATATAACAACGATTTCTCCTTTTCTCCGCATGTCTCATATGCAGTGGGCAAAGCACTGTCCGCTGAGTTGAAAAAAAACTTTGCTGTCTCCAACCTTCATATACAATATCAACGAATAATGTCAGACAGTGTGGATTCTATGGCAAACAACAGAGGGTTGAGATACAAAGATTCCGATTATTTTGGACATAAGGGTTACTATGTGGTCTATAAAGAACTGTTGGACGATAAAATAAACGAAGTACTCAATATAATAAATTCAGATTGGTCCGAAGGACAAAAGTATCGGCACATCAAAGCAATGAATAGGACCTTTGCTAGCGAACAGGGGAAAAACGAGCTACAAAAGGTCACATTCCATATTGTTGATAAAGTGCAAAGAGGAGGCTCCCGAGAGATATATGTGATGGATTATGTCACCAAGTTGTATCAACATCCAATAGAAAAGATGTTCAAATTGATATGTAGATACGTTGATAATGAGATAATCACAATCCCTTCAAGCCGGCGGACTGCGCTCATTTATAGGAAGAATTTCGAGTACAAGAATGATAAGTACACAACTTATTTCTTGTCTTTTGATTGTAGAAAATGGGCACCAAGGAGCAACCCAGACAAATATCTGCCGATGATCCAAGCAATGACAGACTGTCTGCCAGGGGATTTTATCGATAGTGTCAAATTCTACTTCAATAAACACAGTTGTAAGGAGATCACTACCAGAAGTTATATATACGATCAACTGAACAAAAGGACAAGGAACAAATACAAAGATGATTTTACAGTCAATGATGTCCAAGGCTCTGCTTCTTTCATAATGCCGTACAGTTTTGTTATGGGGATATTCAACATGCTAAGCAGTCTGTATCATGCAGGTGTGCAGATATTGGCTAAGAAGTATATATTTGAAGATGCAGTCAGCAGAGGTTGCTTTGCTGAGTTCGACATGTTGGCACACAGTGATGATAGTGGAGGCAACCTGTCAGTAATAGCCAAAGACCCGAAATCTGAATCTAAACGTCACTTAGGATTTTACCAGAATTTGCAAAAATCTGCCAACCATCTAATGTCCACAAAAAAGTGTAACACTTCAAAACAATATTTTGAGCTGTTGTCCACTCTATATTTGAACGATGAACTCTTGCCGTTGCTGCCTAAATTTTTGTCAAACTTTACTGCCAATTTCACAGGAATGGGGATATCAGCAGATTTTAAACAGATCATTTCTAAATCAATAGAATTATCGAGCAACGGTGCTACTGCGGAGGAAACGTACATGTGTCAACTCATTGTTAGCAGTTTTTACAGGAACTTCTACCGTTTAAATCATGACACTACTTTACCTGCATTAGGCGGAACTGCTGATTCCTGGCCAACTCTGTATCTTGCATTTGGGTCTATCGCCGACGAAATCAGAGTCAGCATTATGAACCCAGACTTCTATATGAGGTTTATGAACTTCGCATTGAACAACCTAGATTATGACCTGACTGATGGTACGGTAAATTTGAAAATGTCAAGAATATTGAGAGTGCCTTCCACATACCGCCAATTTCGTAACTCAGTCAAACTCCCAGAATTTCAAGACAATGAGTGGTTCTTCGGACAGAATAAAACCAGAAATAGCATACTCAATCTGTGGTGGTTCAGGGCTCAAATTGATAACAACAATTTTGCCATCTCAATGTTAAATATCAATGAAATAAGACGTGCCTTTGATAGCCTTTATGCAGCTAGCGGTGACCATATTTTAGGCAAGACACAAAAATTCAACATCAACGATTTGTATCTGCAGATCATGGTTTATAAGCCTGAGACAACAAATTATTATGAATTTTTTAAGAAGATATACAGATTGCCCATCGACCTTTATGAAGACATGTCCATGCTGGATGAATTCAACATAGTTGACCGGGACATCAACGACTACAAACCGTGTCAGCTCACTATGACCAGCTTCAACGACCTGCCACTTTCCCAGACTAACTCCCTTGATTTGGCTGTTCACATATGCAGGCCTGAATTGATCAGCTATCTTCATAAGCAGAGCAGTTACGGACCTGAAATAGAAAGAATGAAGAGTTACCTAAAGAGTCTAGACATACCTTTGGAGATGAAATATGTTAAATCATTTATAGACTTTGTTAATAAATTCCAAACATTCACAAGCCATTTTTACATGAAAAGCTCCAGAAGTCGAAGAGTGTACCAAGGTTTGGGAGGTGTCTTGGATTTGGTCTCTTGCAATTATAGTCAGGACAAAGCAGTGGTCTTTGATAAGGGATTCCTCCGCGTACAGGGTAATGCCAAAGTAGAATTTGACAAAGAGATATTAGATTTGATCAATGCTAACTACTTGTATGTCTTTTACAAAGAAGCCAGAGATGACTCCCTAAATTCACTACCAGTATCTATAGGCAAAAAGAAATATCTTCTGCGTGAAGTGCCAACAGTAATGAGTTCTCATCTAAGCAGTTCCTTGGGATTTATGCAGTTGATTGGCCATTTCGACAACAAGTCTATAGTCCTCAAAAATTATGACAATTGGGCTTTCTGGTCTGACAGACAAGTAAAGATCGCTGGTGAATGGTTGGGAGATGGGGAAATAACTATGATGTTGTCAGGACAATTATTTGTCTTCACTGTCAGGCATAATGAGATCAGAGAAGGTAAGACTAAAACATGTGAAACTCGAGTGCTTGATGATGTATCCACAAATTATTTCCACGAATTTGTGTCTGACGTAAAGCTAAACTACTTCCACCCAGCCAACTCTGCAACGTCAGACTATTATTTAGGCTTGAATAAGGATAATCAATTTGGGATACATGACAGCATAAACACAGCACTCGGAGTGAAGATAACTCAGACAGACTGGCTAAATGAAGACATGTTTCATAAACCCTGCAATTATCAATATGCCGACGGTTCTCACATAATAAAATTGAGAGGTATAAATTACAAATTACACACATTGGATGAGTTAATATTCAAGAGAGCAAAATCCCAATTGTTCAGCATCATTGACTGGGAAACTTTGACAGATACAAGCCAGGCTGGTTTGTTGACTGTAGCTTTTTCTGGCAATTTCGGATTTGACTTGGGTTTAGATTATGACCCAAACGAAGTTAAGGCTAAGTTTAGAGAGACTGAATTGTATGCGTTACTGTATAATGAGGTCCACAAAAAGAAAGAGAGCTTGTCTGGAGCATTTTGGAATGATATACTATCTCATGTTACAAGCAGTGAGGACTTACTTCCAGTAATGTTTGAAACATCCGGATTAAACACGCTTCAAAAACTAATCCCTGAGTCCAAAAAAGATCTTGTCAATCTATACCAGTTTTATGAATACGGAGGTGATGTGCTATTTGAAATGAAAAGGAAGATGGCCAATTTTGAAAATGAATCACAAGCAATGCACTATTGTCTAGGCATTTTGGGCGAACTCGGTAACAATTACAGCTTGGCCACCCTGCCTGAAGTCGGCGATGAGAGTGAATTCAACCATTATAAGTTCAACAAGCCTCAAATCCCTTATGAATTCTGGGTTGCGTCAGCAGTGGACATGTCATTAGGGATACTCAGCGGTTACAATAATCTGCCAGTTCAACTACAAGTAAAGTACTCTAAGTTGGCAGACAGAAGCATCAGTGAGAAATTCATCTATAAAGCCATATTTGGAGATATGCTGATTTTTAATCAGAATATAGTTGATTACCGCATGTTGACCAGAGACACTATGATATTGCACACACTACTAGATGAAATATTTAACAACAAGATTGCCTTTGTGGAGTTTTCAAGGAGTTTCCGCAAGACGAGCTTAAGAAAAGTCCCAAGACATCCCAGGTACAGAGAAAATTGGCAGATATTATTAGCTAACATGATCAAATATTTTGCAACAGTCAACATGACTAAACCCATGTTGGAATTCTTGCCGGCGACGTTTGTTAGGACAGAGATTATAGACAGTAGGAGAGAAGATGAATTTGAGATGCTAGAAATTGAAGAGATCACAGGAACACCTGTAGTCAATCTCATTTATAAAACCGAACCTTTAGAAGTTTCATTTTATGAAAAGAAGTTGGGTAACGTGCTCAGCTTTTCTTCAATCAGAAGTGATTTAGAGATCGATTTGTCATCATATGAAGAGGTGTATGAGGAAGCAACGGAAGAAGAGTTCGAGAGGGTCAGAAGGCCTAAATACACCAATCTTATGATGCACAAATATGCAAGGCCAACCAACTTCTCTGTGGATGGTGCTATATCAACGAGATACTTCATGCCTTTGAATGGCGTATTCACCAGAAAGTACAGAGGTCAAACGTGGTATCTGTATAATGCAAATGAGGACAAAGCATTGGAATGGGGTTACTACAAATCCAACTTCAAGTTTGAGCTATCTTGTGAGAAATACTTGGTGTTTTATGATGAGGCTCTGGATACCGGTCTTGCGGTCAGACAAGAGATTAATGTTGTGTTTGACAGTAAACTGTTGCCAGATAGGCAGGACTTTTTGACACAATATGCAATAGAAAACCCTGAAATCTATACAGAAGACTTCGCTGAGCTGTTTAGCAACTACTATAAGCTTAATGATCTAGAGAAGGACAATGTGAAAAAAATTATTGCACTAAACAGATCCCCAATAACAAAAGGCCTAATGCTGAGGAAACTGTTGAGAGATAAGAAGAAGGTAAACACAAGTGTAGATAAACTAGTCTTACAGGCACTGTCAGAGTTCGGCAAGTCAAAGACAGATATAAAGATAACCGAAAGTATCAAGTTGGATTTCGCTGTTGGCGGCAAGCATAAAGATAGGTTGGTGCTTCAGACAACAAGCTACAAAAGCGAATACCAACAATTAAAATGTTTGATCGGTGAGTCCGCTTCTGATTATATAACTGGTGACATAGTCCTGAGGTCAGGGGTGAAAAGGAGTTTGCTGTTGAACGTCAACATGTCACTGGAAAAGTTGAAAAGGAAGGATCCGAACAAGGCTTCGATACTAAGACTAATCAAGGAAGTGTTGCTAAGCTGTAAGGAGGGACAGCAAAACAACTCCGGCAATAAATTAGATGATTTCATGAGAGACAATCTTGTGGAAATGTTCCCGGCTGATTCTGACGAAGAGGATGACGATTTTGAGCCCCCAATCTTTGGAGTTAAAAAATGGAGGATTAAGAAAGTATAATATCGATTACTCTGTGTT